AGCAATGTTCCGTTCAATAACTTCTTAACGTTGTATATGAAGGATGGCCAGATAGGATCTAACGCATCAAAGCCTGGTTCTGATGGTGTGGTGACTTTTGAGTCCTGTAAGTAATATTTTCCTCCATCTACAATGTCTATACCTCTAGTACCACCAAATACTGTCAAACTGATCTTAGATCCGTCTCTATTGCTGTATCCGAAGATCTCATAGGAAGAAGTTACCTCAGATCCTGCAATATGGGGTGCATTGACTGTATCTTGTCTCGCACGGGTACATCCTAAGAACTGGGTGACTGTTTTGTCCGAATAGTTGATAATCTCATCATCTATACGAATAGCTCCGTTTATTTCTGGCCATCCGATAGTAGAGTCGACTGTTATGACATCTTCGCTCAAATTGGAGCTAACATCTTCGGATAAGAGCGTCTTATACGGAGTTGTGAAACTTCCATCGCCATTTTCCGTATCAACATCCAATTCATAGATCTTTCCGTCTTCAGTAAACACCTCAACTACGGATTTTACGTATATACGTGCGGAATTTACATTTATGTCGTTTGGATCGTTCTCTTGGAATAATACTTCACCTGTAAGTTCTACAGGGTTTCCGCTTATCGCTGTAGCACGAATAATCTCCCTTACGGTGTAGAATGCATCACTAGGTTTGAATATTCTGTCTTTGGGGTACTCAATAACTGCTTCTACGCCAAAGAGCACTCTCATCAAGTACTTGAATGATCTTGATGTACCCTTAGCAGCATAAAAGTCCTTAAGACGCTTAGTAACTGTTGATTGTTGTATCTCTGGAGCAAACTTGCTTGGGAATGACTCAGCAAACTGATCTCTGAACCTCTGCAGTAAGAATAGAGGTAAAAGGTTGTTGAGGTTGACTACTGTAGACCCAAAGTCGTGATATGCAGGTGTTGACTCAGTAAAGGTGTACTCCTTTAGTGTGCCCACCTTGGTAGTGGCATGAAAACCCCTAACGCAGTCTTTAAATTGTGTTTGTGACTTACTCTTGTAATATATGATCTCTTCGTCTATCATCAATAGACCTTCTTTTGGAAAATCCCTAGTATTTCCTACGTCAATGACTGTAGCATCAGAAGGGATCCCAGAGGACGCTGTAGTCGACTCTACGAGGTCGTTTAGGCGGTCTATGTTATAATATTCATCTAGGTTGTTAATTACATCAACTGGGTTACCTTTCAACTCCAGTGCTTGATAGTAATATTTGATAAATTGAACGAAGTCAGGATAATCATCCCTGATAAACTGAGGTATCTGTTCCTCTAGTCTATCCGAGACCTTAGTTCTTGATTCTGGCGAAACCGAAGCATCAATCGGGTCAACTGTAACCTCAGTTTGAGGTGTGACCCACGACGCAACTCTCCACGACGACTGTTCAGCTGGCATTACTAACTATAACTTGATTCTGGTACTACACCTGTTCCAGAAGTGTTTGAACCACTGGAAATTTCATCATCAATTACATTAACAACTAGATTATCTATACCTAATGTCAAATAGGTCTCTCTAAGAGAAACAATGTCATTAGATTCTGGAGTTACGGAGAATTGGATAATATTATCAGTAGAGTTCACTACTTCTGTAATAACGAGGTCGTTAATCGTCACTTCTCCCATTGTATAGTCAATGTTTCCCCAGTTTCCACCAATATACTGTTTTGAACCATCTGTGGTTACGTAATAAAGACGGATTGTTCCTAATCCATCATCATTAAGGTAAAACACTTGATTTCCACCATCCGCACGTTTGAAACCGTTAGTTTCTAGAGTTGGTGTTTCCAACTGTGCGTTAATTCTGTTTCCGAAGCAAATTTTGTAATTAAATCTCTGATTAAGAGAGATAGTTACGTTTTTACGCATTTTCACCTTCGTAATGTTAGATGTGATGCTTGGTTCCGCTTCATCAATCACTTTTCCGATTTTAGAGTACTTAAACTTACCACCAAACTTGTTAAACTCAGCGGAAGCGTTTATTGTCTCCATTGTACGGTAGATAATCTGCTTTATCTCTTCCTGAGACCTTCTAGTCTGGTTGGGGTTGAAATAAACGTAAGAAGCAAGGTCAATGTAGAGAACTGATGGATCCATGATCTTTGGTTCCACTGCACCTACAGAATAAGAACGAATTTTCTTCGCTACTGCATCTTTTTCAGATATAGACAGACGATCTGCGTTCTTGGGTTTGATTACAACAATAACTTTACCGTATTCTGGTGGATCTGCCTCTTCACCACCAAAAGCAACAATAGATTGGACGTTAGGATAGATCTGAGGGATGATTACCTCATAATCCTTAGTAGTCACTGCTCTACCGAAGCTAGAATAGAACTTAGGAGCAGAAAACTTGATACTATCAATAGTTTCTGGTTGTGCACCACCATCAGGAGGTACATCTAGCGTCAAACTGATGCCAGAAGTGATTGGAGCGTTACGGGAGTCCTTTACAGTCCCTGCAAACGTAAATCCTTTCAATCCGTTAGGTGCTCCACCTACAGATGTTGGATATGTTGCTTCTATTACGTCACCGTTGACTAATGCTTCACCTAAGATGCCATCTCCGAACACTAGCTCTTGCTTTTTGCTCTCTGACTCCTCTAGGAAGAAGACTTTACTAATATTGCTTACATTTGTTATATCTGTTGCCTCTAGATATGCATCAGTGATAGTTCCACGTGACACCTCGACTGTCATTGCTGATGTATCAGCGTTGAGGTTGCCTAGTACGAACCTTTGTCTCTCAGATTCTGTTTTTACGAAAGTATCAGTGATGAATATTCCTTCATATGCCACTACGTCATTAAATGTCGCTTTACCATCTAGTGTATTGACAGATACGATCAAATCCTTTGGTATAGAGAACACATAGTTGGTTCCACCCTCTCCAACAAAGGATGCGAACACTCCTCTATTGATTTGCACTGATTCTGGGTATCCTCTACCATTCGCCCCTGTGCCATATATCGTCTGTACGACCACTGTAAAGGTCGCACGGGCACTTCTAGCACTCCTTGGGGTATATCCTATTAGTTTAGCTAACTTTACTACGTTTTCTCTTAGAACTGCGGTGTCTAAGTAGTTTTCATTAATTGCTAAGTTAGCATTGACCGCAGAATAGTAAGTATTATAAGCAAGTACGTCTAATAGAGTAGAAAGAGAAGAACCCTCGAAGTCATAGTCCGAAAATTCTGCCTGTCCTCTCAGGTATGCCTTTAATTGATTCTTTATCTCGTTAAACTCTAACGAGTTGACTTGTGTTAGTGCCATTATCGTTTCAGTATAACTTCTAGAGAGTCGATAACATTTGGTAGACCAGTAATTAAGTAGTATATCTCAACTTGAAGGTCGTTGTCTCTTTCCTCAAACTGACTAATGACCCTATAACAAACCACACGTGGTTCGTACTGGTTAATACAATCTTTTATTTGTTCTTCGATTAGAGCAGACTGTCCACCGACATAATTCTCAAATAATGCACCAGTTATGTTGCCACCAAAATTCGGCAGGAATGGTTTCTCATAAAAGTTGTGTCGAACAATGTTCTTCACCGACTCTTTGATCGCTTCCTCGTTCTTTAAAGTGTTAACGTCGTTAGTTATTGGATTTCGTCTAAAGGTTAGATCAAAATCCTTAAACGCACGACTGGGTAGGGCACCCCTTCCACGCATTTTTTGTCAATATAGACCTCAATGTTTATTTAGACACGTTTTCAAAGGGTTTTCTTCTTTTTCCTGCTCTATCACTACGAGGATCGGTAATTAAGTACCTACAATACTCATTTCCATGATCATAGAAGTGATCTGACATGTCTACGGGTATATTTGCGTTTCTTTTTCCGTCTACAATTCTATTTGCCTTGGCCACGATACTTTTTCCTCGCTTTATTTCGGGATGTAGCAGAATATTTGGTATTCTTGCTTGCTCCTTGTGATGTTTTCTTAGGAACGGTCTCAATAAACCCTGATCCTAACCATTGTGATTGTTTTAATTTAGCCATAATTTAACCTGCAAATACGTTTGATGATCCTCCTGCTACAGAGGTGCATGTCGCATCACCTACTCTACCACAACCTTTGCCATTTACAAAGACTGTAGAACTTCCACTACTTATAGCAGAAGAATGAGGTGGACATGGGTCACCTGGTAAAAGGTGAACTGTATTCTTATCTCCCTGTCGAGAAATAGGAATACCATTACAGAAGACGTTACCAGACCCCTGTGCTCTAGACATTCCAGAACAATGAGGTACGTCTGGGTCTCCGACTCGTGTTACTGCGGGCATATCAGTTATAATAATTTGAAATGAAGGAACGTATACCTTCCCACTCATTATATATCTTCAATTCAAGAGTAAATGTTGCGGGAGTCTGTGCTACTAAGTTTCCTGCGGGTCCTTCTTCCCACTGAACTGTAATATCAAAGAACTTAGAGACATAATTTGTGCCATCTTGGTTAAGATCGTACATAACCTTGTCATCAGGCATGTCAGAAGTCCCTACAACCTGTGTTGGAGTGGAATTAAGGTTAGTTTGACCTGGTTCTACGTATGTGAATACATCATTGAATGGATCCTGTAGTACACCAGTAATCGAAACGCTAGTAGTATTAGGAGTAATGACTAAATCTGGTTCATTGCCCCCTTGTACAACTGCACTTACGTTTGTTACTGCTGCCTGATTAGTACCAGACCCTGATGCAGATGCTGTGAT